TGAGTCCGTCGACCTGTCCCGGCTTAACGATATCGGGGTCCTGCTCTTTAACCATGACAGGGACGAGGTCATCGGAAAGATTGACCGCGCCTGGATCGAAGCCGGGAGGGGCAAGGCCATCGTCACTTTGGACGATGACGAGGCTTCGGATAAGATCCGCAAGAAAATGGAGTCGGGAACCCTTAAGGGGGTTTCCGTCGGGTACATGGTCGATGTGTGGGAGTCGGTGGCAGCTGGTGCGGTGAGCACCAACGGTAAACACCAAGGCCCCTGCGAGGTGGCCACCCGCTGGACTCCGTTTGAAATATCCATCGTATCTGTTCCCGCTGACCCGACCGTCGGCGTGGGGCGCAGCATGGACGCTCCCCCCATACAAAGTCCATGCTCCGTTCCCCTCTCGGTTTGGGAAAAGCAGGTAGGATTAAATTTACTAGGATTGGAGGTATAAGCAATGGGCATGAGAGAATTGATTGCTCGGCAGCAGGCCATCCTGACCCTGGCCAGGAGCCAGGGGCGGGAGCTGACTGCCGAGGAAAATGCAAGACTTGACGAGCTGCAGGGCTTGATCGATGCCGCCAGGGCGGCGGAGGAGCAGGCCAGGCAGGCCGCCGCTACTGCCACTGAATCGGCACCAGCCGCAGCCCCCGCCCCCGCAGGCGGACAGGAGGCAGCGGAAAGGGGTCTTCTTGCTGCCGAACGGCAGCGGGTGGAGACCATCTATTCCCTCTGCAGGGACTTTGACATGGATCCGGCACAGTACATCAGCTCCGGGGCTACCACGGAGGCGGTAAGGGCGGCAATCCTGGAGCAGCTGAGGAGCCGCACCCAGCCGGTGACGGTTTCCGTTACCAGGGATGAGCAGGACAAGTTTAGGGCGGCCGCTTCGGATGCGCTCCTGATGCGCTCTGACCTGGAGGTCGCTACCCCGGCAGATGGGGCCAGGGAAATGATGGGGATGTCGCTTAGGGAGCTTGGTCTTGCCTGCCTGCAGAAGCAGGGCAAAGCTGTTGATTCCCTTCGGATGTCCTCCGATGATCTGTACACGGAGCTGTGCAGGGATTTCTACAACCCCTCCGCCGCTTTTCCGGCCATCATGGATCAGACGATCCGCAAGGGCATCGTGGAGCTTTATTCCAAGGTTCCCACCACCTTTGAGCAGATCACCAGCAAGGGTAGCGTCCCGGATTTCAAATCCACGCCTGACCATGAGTATGTGATCGGTGGCGTTGGTGACTTCCTGCTGGTGCCTGAAAACGGTGAGATCCGACCGGACAAGCCCAGCACCGAGCTGCTCCCGAGCCGCAAGATTGACACCTACGGGAAGCAGTTCAGCATGACCCGTCAGGCCTTTATCAATGATGATATCGGTTTCCTGACGCAGGTTCCCGGGCTGTACGCACAGGCTGCGAAGAAGACGATTGATAAGCAGGTGTACTCCATCCTGTTTAACAATGCTCCGATCTTCGATGGCGTCAAGTTCTTCCACGCCAGCCATAAGAATCTGATTCCCGGCACTGGCGCTGCTCCGTCCCAGGCTGAAATCCAGAAGATGATCCTGCAGCTTCAGAAACAGACGGACCACTTCGGGGAGCCGATCACGCTGACCCCGTCTAAGCTGGTAGTAGGCGTCGGCTATGAGTTTGACCTTGCCGTCATCTTCCACTCCGCGCAGGTCACCGGGTCGGCCAACAACGACTACAACCCGCTGTACAACTATCCGCTCGGTGTGGTACAGACTCCGGTTCTTAACTTCCTGGCCGGGAGCGGTAAGGTGCCGTGGTTCCTGCAGGCTACTGGTGCCCGCGGCATCCAGGTCGACTACCTCAACGGCCAGGAATCCCCGACCGTTCGTCGGATGGAGACTCCGGGGACGCTTGGGTTTGTCTGGGACATCTACCTTGACTGGGGTGTTGCCGTAAGGGACTATCGTTCCTTCGTGCGTAACGAGGGTGCGGTTATCGCATAACTAGATTTTTTAGAGAGGAGGGATGGAAATGGCCAAGGGCGCTAATTGGGGTCGAGGCGAAAGTATCGACTGGATTAACGGGACTGGCTCCGATGTGGAGCACGGCGACATCGTGGTAGTCGGCTCCTATATCGGGATCGCCGGGACCGACATCGCCGATGGGGAGGTAGGCTCCCTGATCATGAGCGGGCTATGGATCCTGCCGAAGGACTCCGCCGCCATCACGGCGGGGGCGGATGTCTACTACACCGCTGCGAACGGTACGGTATCAGCCACCAACGGCACCGGGTCGATTCAGGCGGGGTATGCGGTCAAGGACGCAGCTGCCGACGATACGACCGTCATCGTCAAGCTTCGGGGGTGATCGTTTGCTGGTAGCCAGGATGTCGTTGGTTTATCAAAACCGTGAGTTCCTCAAGGGTCAGGAAATCACTGGTATCCCGGATTCCGTAGCCGAAGCCTGGGTGGAGTCGGGGGCGGCTGTCCGCCGGGAAGTTGGCAAGCGCGCCAAGGCTACCCGGGCTGGAAAGAAAGCCGGGAGGGCAGGGATTGCGTATCCCACCAGCGGACCAGACAAGGACCTGGTGGGGCAGGTGCCAGACCCGGAAGACCGGGGCGCTAGGCCGATCCCCCGCAAGCGTGGAGGGAGGAAGGATCCGGGATGACTTTCAAGGAGTGTATCCGGGCGGATGTCTCGGATGTCTTTCTCAACATCGATGAGTTTGCCAGCCTGCACACCGTCAACGGGCGGAAAATCCCTATCATCATCGATAACAACGAGTTGATCGAGAGGGAGAAGAAGGCCAAGTCGAGTATGGATGGTATCAGCGTCAGGACCACCTTGATCTATGCCAAGGCCAAGGACTACGGCAACCTCCCGGCTGTTGGCAGTCGGGTTATCCTGGATAACCAGGTCTATTTGGTGACCGACAGCATGAACGAGGATGGAGTGTACTCCATCCACCTGGAGTACAACAGGAGTTGATGCCATGGCGATCAGGTTTGAGTTTGACAGCGTCACGGTAGCCGCCCTGGAGCGGCGCTTGGGACGCATGAAATCGGAGGCTCCCAAGGTCTTGGCGAAGGCCCTTAACCAGACGGCCAAGGATGCAAGGCGGGACCTGGCGGACAAGGCCAGGCAGGTATATACGGTCAAGATAGGCGGGTTCAATAGCCAAATGAAGATCACCAACGCCAGTGCTGCCAGGCTGGAGGCGATCATCAAGAGCCAAGGCAGGCCTACCAGCTTCGGACGCTTTTCTCTTTCGGGCGGCAAGTTCCAGGGTGGACCAAACCTAAACGTTCTGATCAATCGGAACAATGGCCGAAAGGGCTTCGATAACGATGCCTTCCAGAACCGTTTCGGAGGGAAGGCCGGGGCGGCGATGCGTCTGACCTCCGCCAGGCTCCCCATCAAGGTTCTACACTCCCTTTCGGTGCCGTCGATGATCGGGTCTGAAAAGGATGTCTACGGGGTGGTCAGGCCGAAGATTGAGGAGAACCTTAAGAAACACGCCGAGGAACAGGTGGAGAAGATCCTAGGCTAGTAGGAGGTATGGATGGTTGCATCTTTGCTGCAGGACGACCTGATCGAGGAGCTGGCCAAGGTATTAGACGGGATGCTCTTCCTGGCCCCTTCGGGGGAGCGGGTTCCCATAGGGATTTATAAACAGTGGCTTCCCATTCCGGGAACCAAGGATTTTCCGGAGGGGGCGACGGATGAGGTGATCGAGGAGGGGGGATATCCTACGGAGAGCACTATAGATCCCTACCCCTATATCATCGTCCGGCTTCTGACCGGGAAAATCGATGAGCCTAACGGGGAACAGCTGGTCAACCTCGCATTGATTATCGGGATTTATAATCCTGACTTTGATAATCAAGGTTTTACTGACCTTTGCAATATCATTCAGCGGATTTATGCACGCTTCGGAAGATGTGCCATTTTGGGGCATGAGTATGAATGTGTAAGCCCGATTGAATGGGTATTGCAGGATGAGAACTCATATCCGTTTTATATCGGATGTATGTTTATGAACTTTAAGACAGTACCAATCAGAAGGGAGGGGATGTACACATGATGGTATATGCACCAGTAGATGGGGAAGTGTCCCAGGTGCTGCCGGAAGAGCCGAAGGCAGAGCAGACGGAGGCCAAGGAAGAGATTACGGCCGTCGCCTACGTGGGTCCCGACATCGACAGGATTGTAAGCCATGGCCAGATCTTTACTGACGGGATCCTGCCGGAGAAGTTGAAGGCGGCAATCAAGGAAACCCCGGCCATCGGCGGCTTGGTCGTGCCCTTTGACCAGTTCGCCGCCGTCGTCCAGGAAGTCAAGAAGCCTGCAGGGAGGTACCGTATGCTTTACGACCTCGTGCAGGGGACTGTAAAAACCAGGTAAGGAGGTAAAGGATTATGCCCTATAGACATGGTGTAAGGGTGCTTGAGCAGCCTACCAGCCTGACCGCTCCTATCAATGGGACTGCAGGCCTTCAGGTAGTCCTTGGTGTCGCACCCGTCAACCTGGCAGCTGATCCGTACAGCTGCACGAATGTTCCCATGCTTGCGAACTCTTTTGCGGAGGCTTGCGATGCGGTGGGCTACTCTGATGATTTCGCGGACTACAGCCTCTGCGAATCCATCGATGCGTCTTTCCGGGTGGCGGCCGTCGCCCCCATCGTTTTGATTAACGTGCTCGACCCGAACGTCCATTGCACGGCCGTGGCAGCTGCCAACTACACTACCGTGGACGGGCAGGTGACCATCCCTATCAAGGGGCTCCTGGCCGACAAGCTGGTGGTCAAGTACAACAACGTTACCTTGGTCAAGGACACCGACTACGTGGTGACCTTTGACGCTGATGGCTACCTTGTTATCACCGTCATCGCCGTACTGACTGGGGCCAGCTCCGCTACTAGCGTCACTCTGTCTGTTTCCGGCGTTAAGATCGATCCTAGCGCCATCACGAAGAACGACATCATCGGCGGGTACGACTCCACGACTGGCGTGGAAAAGGGCCTTGAAGTCCTCCGCCAGGTCTTCCCGAAGCTGGGTCTGACTCCTGGCCTGATCGTCTGCCCTGGCTGGTCTAAGGATCCCAACATCGCCGCTGCCATCGCTGCCAAGTGCGAAAGCATCAACGGGAGCTTCAAGTGCGAGGCGGTTGTCGATCTGGACAGCTCCTCCACTGGCTGCACCAAGTATGCGGATGTCGGCGATGTCAAGACGGCCTCCGCCATGGTTTCGGAGCATCTGGATGTTATGTGGCCGTGCGCCAGGATCGGCGACAAGATTTATCACGGCTCCGCAATCCGGGCGGCCTTCACTGCACAGACGGATGCGGAGAACGACGATGTACCGAATTTGTCCCCCTCCAACATCCAGGTCCCGATCTCCGGTATCTGCCTGGAGGATGGCACCGAGGTCTTGCTGGACGAGCAGCAGGCCAACGTGGTCAACAGCTACGGCGTTAACACGTTCAACCGTTTCAGGGACTGGGTGCTCTGGGGTAACCGCACGGCTGCCTATCCTGGCTCCACGGATCCCAAGGATGCCTGGATCTGCTGCCGCAGGTTCTTTACCTGGTGGGGTAACAGCTTCATTTTGACCTACCATCAGAGGGTGGATGCTCCGGCAAACTACCGCCTGATCCAGACCATCATCGACGATGAAAACGTCAAGATGAACTCTCTGGTCGCCCAGGGTAAGTGCGCTGGCGGTCGGATCGAGTACCGCGAGGATGAGAACACGGTTAACGATGTTCTTAGCGGCAAGCTCCAGTTCCGCCAGAGCCTGGCTCCGTTCACTCCGGCCGAGGACATCCTTAATGTTCTTGAGTTTGATCCTGATATTCTTGCAGCTGCGTTGGGAGGTGAATAATTATGCCACTGCCGACCAAGATTCATAGTTATAACGTTTACTACGGGGAAAAGGCGCAGAAGTTTGCGGGCATTACCGAAGAGGTAACCATGCCGGACTTTGACGCCATTACAGAGGCCCTTAACGGGGCCGGGATCCTTGGCGAGATCGACGAGCCTATGGTAGGTCGTTTCGGCGCGAACGAGATCGAGATCCCGTTCAGAACCTACGCTAAGGAGGTATTCCAGATCATGGAGATGGGGGATGCTATCTCCCTCACGCTTCGGATCAGCACCCAGGCCATGGAGCAGTCCACCATGGAGACCGCCTTCCTGCCCTCCCGGATTGTAATTAAGGGTAAGAACAAGGGTATCTCCTACGGCAGCGTCAAGGCCGGTGCGGGAGCTGCCCCGACCGTTAAGATTGAGATCTTGTATTTCAAGATCGAGGTCTCTGGCACCGAGGAGTTCGAGCTTGACAAGATTAACTTTGTCTACAAGGTCCACGGAAAGGACCTGTTGGCAAAGGTTAAGAAGCAGATTTAAGGGAGGGAACTATGGCCAAGATCACAAATATTGATGAGGCTCCTTTGACCGGGGACGTGGTAGGAGTAGAGAAACCTTTGTACATTGCCTTTGCAAAACCCTATACCTTCGAGGGGGAAACTTACGAGGGTATCGACCTGTCCGGGATGGAGGATCTGACGGCTAGGGATCTGATCATCGCCCAGAAGGACCTGGAGCGTGGGGGCACTCATAGCGTGCTGCCGGAAATGACCATGGAGTATGCGTGCATTTTTGCCTCCAGGGCGACCGGGAAACCCGTGGAGTTTTTCCAGTCGATGCGCCCCCGCGACGCTATCAAGGTCAAAGCAGCTGTCACAAATTTTTTATACGGACAGGAGTAAGCCCGGACGATGGGAAGGCCTTACGCAGGCTTTGCGTGAGGCTTTCCATCATCCTTAAGACAAGCTGGCACGATATGGAACAGCTGACCGTGCCAGAACTATTTGACATCGCAAAGGAGGTGACGGAAGCCCATGGCTAAAGAGCAGCAGCTCATGATAAAGATTGCTGGCAAGTTGGACAGTAGCTTTAATAGCATGCTGTCCAGCGTCCAGAGCGGCATAGCCGGAGCTACTAAGGCTCTGGGCACGGCCACCCTTGCGGGGGCTGCCGCCATCGGGGCGGGGCTGACCAGTGCAGTAAATACGGGTAAGGATTTTGAGAAATCCATGAGTCAGGTGGCGGCCACCATGCGGCTGGATAACACGGTGGCGGAGGATGCGGAAACGCTAAGCCACCTGGAGGGTGCGATCCGGCAGCTTGGGGCCACCACCTCTTTTTCTGCCATGGATGCGGCGGAGGCCGCCAACAATTTGGCCATGGCAGGCTATAACGAGGGGGAGATTATGGCCGCCCTCGGCACCTCCCTCAACCTGGCTGGTGCCGGTGCGCTGTCCATGGGGGAGGCTACGGAGTATCTGACCAATGGCCTTGCGTCCCTCGGGTTGGATAAGACCGAGGAAAACTTTAGCCACTTCGCCGATGTCTTGGCCATTACCGCGGCATCGGCTACCACCGATGTCTCCATGATGGGACAGGCGGTAACCACACTTGGTGCGACAGGCCAGGCTCTATCAGGGGTTGACGGGGATATGCAATCCCTGACCGCCAACCTCGGTGCGTCCCTGGGCATCCTGGCGGATGTGGGCATTACCGGGTCTGAAGCGGGTACCCACCTTCGGAACATGATCATGAGCCTACAGAAGGCTCGAAACTCCGATGCCCAGGCGCTCTTTGATCAGTACGACATCAAGACCTACGACGAGGCTACCGGCCAGTTCCGGGACATGCAGGACGTGCTGCAGGATCTGGACAAGGTCATGGACGGGATGAGCTCCGACGAGGAGCGCAACAATTTCCTGTCCACCATCTTTAAGCAGACCGACCTTGCTGCTGCCTCGGCATTGATTGCACAGAGCGGCGACAGGTACTCCGAGCTCTACGATGCCGCCATGCACGCCTCGGATGGGATGGGCGTGGCAGCGGAGATGTACCACACCCAGACCGACAACCTGCAGGGTGACTTGGATGCTTTGGGCAGTGCCGTTTCTGACTTTCAGATTGAGGTTCACAAGTCGCTCAATACTGGCCTTCGGGACACCGTTCAGACGGCTGCATCCATGGTGCTGCAGCTGGAGGATGCTTTCAAGCAGGGCGGCCTAAGCGGGCTTGCCGAAACTCTGGGTAGCGTCCTTTCGGATGCCATGACGATGGCGGTGGATAAATCCTCCGGCCTGGTCGAGGCTTCGGGTAAATTGATCACTGGCCTTTTGGGCGGAATCGAGCGTAACGCCGGAGCCTTGGGGGCAGGTGCCGCACAGCTGGTCGGTACGCTGGCCAACGTGATTACTACCGCCGCCCCCCAGCTGATGCAGGCGGGCGGCACGCTCCTGCTTGGGCTACTGGATGGCATGCGGGCTAACCTGCCCCAGATCGGCTCTGACTTTACCTCGATGCTCACTGGCATCTTTAACGTTGCCGGGGACTTGGGGCCACAGCTGATCAACGCCGGGGCAGACGCCCTGGTTGCCCTGGCCGATGGCCTGGCAGGGGGAAGCCCGGAGCTGGTTGCCGCCGCCGAAAGAGCGGTTGCTGCCATATCGGACGCTATCGTAGCCAATGCTCCTAAGTTGATCGAGGCGGGGACTAAGCTCCTGGCCGCCCTCGGTAAGGGCATGATGGCGGGTATCGGGGGATTCTTCCAGGATCTCGGTACAGGGGAGGCTACGCTAGGCGGTTTCGTCTCCGCTTTTGGGCCACTCCTTTTGATGGGCGGGAAGGTTGCGCCTATCTTCAAGCTTGCGACCAAAGGCATCAAGGCCTTCGTTCCGGCGGTCAAGTCTGCCGGATCCGTGACGGGCGGGCTGTCCGCCATGTTCCCAAAGCTGGCTACGGCACTAGGGAGTATCTCTCCCGCTGCTGTCGGCGTGGTCGGTGGTGTCGGCTTGATCGGGGCGGCCATTGGAAGTCTCTGGAAAAATAACGAGGGCTTTAGAAACAACATCTCCAATACTTGGGACAACATCAAGCAGAGCGTCTCCAATGCTGGATCCAGCATCAAGCAGAGCTTGGGCAGCCTGGGTATCAATTTCGGTACGATCACATCCGGCTTGTCCAGTGCCTGGACGGGGTTTACTTCCATCGTCGCCCCTCTAGCAGAGGGAGCCTTCGGGGTGGTTGGTTCGACCATATCTACGGCCATGGGTACGGTATCCCTGGCGGTGGATGGCGTGGTTGCTTTATTCAAGGGCGACTGGGACACCGCCCTCACTGATGCGGGCAAGATTGCGGATACGTTCTGGACTGGCGCTGAGAGCGCCGCTACCTCCGCCGCGGAGGGGATCGCAGGAGGCGTCAATTCCTTAATCTCGCTTTTCGGAGGGGATTTTCAGATCTCCATTGAGGGAGTCGGAAGCCTTGTTAGTTCTGCGTTCCAGGGGATTAAGCAGGCCGTCGCCATCTCCTTAAGAACCGTTAACGGCCTAGCTACGGCTACTGGCCAACTCCTATCAGGCGACTTCTCGGGAGCCTGGACAACTGTAAAAGAGACTGTCAGTACAGCCATGGATGGCTTCGGAGAACTGGTCTCTAGCGGGATCGGAGCAGCCAAGACTTGGTTGGACGAAAACTGTCCGCTGATTGGTACGGTGCTTGATGGACTGGGAAGCGTCTTTGATGGTCTGAGGACCGCCGCATCCGATGCTTTTACCGGGCTTGGAGAACTGGTCAAAGACCCTATCGGTACCGCTCAAAAGGCGTTGGAAGATGCCGCCCCGTTGATTGAGACGGCAGGCAGCACGATAGGCAGTGCTTGGGATGCCCTTAAGAGCAGTGCGTCAGGTGCTTTTGATTCTCTGGTTGATACGGTTAGCAATGCCTTAACGGGATCCAGGGAGGGGATGGACACAGAAGCCCCGCTGATTGAGACGGCAGCTTCCCTTATCTCCTCTGCCTGGGACAGCATTACATCTGGGGCAAGTTCCCTTGGAGAGCTGGCGGGGACTGTTGGCGAACATATCGAATCTGCCAAGACCACCATAACGGATAAGGCCGGGGAATTTGGAACCCTTCTGGATTCGGCTTGGAGCGATTTGGTTACAGCGGTCTCCACTGGCTTGTCTGGCTTGCCGGATGAGGTGACTGGCTTTATCACTGGCATTCCATCTGCCGTAGAGACTGCGGCTGCAGATTTCGGGTCGATGCTGGATGCTGGTTGGAGCGCTCTGGTATCTGCAGTCTCTGGAGGCCTATCCGGCCTGCCGGATGAGGTGACTGGCTTTATCACTGGCATTCCATCTGCCGTAGAGACCGCAGCTGCAGATTTCGGGTCGATGCTGGACGCTGGTTGGAGTG